TGGTGGATTCGACCACACAAGCGTTAATGCGTTATCGACAAGGCGGCTTTATTGCGTTAGAATCAGATGAGCTAATGGATAGCGATTATAAACCACCAAGAAAGGAATATTACTGATGTCAACCGCAGCACTAAAAGCACTACTGAAACGAGGACGCTATGACAACGAGGCTATATACGATGTATTGATAAAGCGGCGCCAGAAAGACTACAGCAAACTAACCGAAAAGGAAAAAGGGCAATACGAGATGCTTTACGAAATGTTTGGGCGCGACGCAATGCACCGACTCGAAGACCGCCTTTTTTATGCGCTCGGCAAACACCCGGAACTGGACGACTTGTTCAAAGCCGGAAAATATTTGGACGACGATGTTTTGTCCTCCATGTTCAGCAGAAAAATTGATTCGGTGTTGGACGACTTCGCGGTGCGTGCAGAAAGACTAAAAGGCGCCAAGAACCCTCAAGACGAAGTGTATTCTCTTTTAGACGAGCTATTAGACGATGACTTGGTGGAACTACTAAAAGAAAGAAAAAGCATTAACGACCTAAGTAGGCCTTTCAACGATAATGGCGTGGACCCCGAAGGAAGGCTGGACGTACTGGTGGACGCGTTGAAAGACTTGCAATACAACGAAGCAATGGCAACACCGGAAATTTTGGCACACAATTTGCGAGGCATAAAAGCACACGTTAACACACTGCCCAAAGCACAGAAAACACTCAAAAAGAAATCCGGCACCGGGGATGACATGGATTTTTGGGACGAAGATTTAGGCGGGGATAGGGGCGTACAGGACAAAGACCTCATGGATATTAGGTATGATGCAACCGGGGCTAATGTAGCCAAAGAAGGCAAATACACCCCAGTTGATCTCCCTGTTGATGGAACCATGGACCCTTCTGGGCAAATTCAATGGGACCCCAACCCAAGACAACCAGGAGATTTTTCGGAGCTAGAAGCGGCAGCGCGGAGGATAAAGGAGATCGAAGCGGAAGCTGCCACGGCTCCCGACATGATGCGGCAAGTTTATTCTGATCCGGAGAGCTACGCCAAAGGCGAAAAAATCCTTGAAAAAACTGGCGCAGAAATGGACGCGATCGAGGCCGAGATCGCGCGTCTTAAAAAGAAAAAGACAGGCGGCATAGTTAAAAAAACAGGCGGTGGCATAATGAGCGGCCCCCTATACGACAGAGATTTTTAATCAGGAGAGAGAAAATGGCGAAAGCACCTAAAATCAATAAAGGCTTAGATGTAAAAGGTCAAGGCTTTGTTCCTTACGCAAAAACCAAGAAAATGAAAACCACCAAAGGGCCTCAGCCCGGCGCTGGAAAAGGTAAATCCAGAGGCGGCGGATCCGCTGAAAGAGGCACCAATTTCACTGGCGTATACTAGATAGGAGGCACCATGTTAGGGCCTCCGGTTTTTACAACCCAGGAAGAAGTAGACGCATATCTCGATGCGCAGAAAGACATATATGGCGGCGGCGCAGCGGGTGGTGCGCGTGGACTAGGTATTGTCGATCTTTTTGCCGGTGTGCCATGGTTAGCGGCAGATGTATATGGACACCAAGCACTGGATTCCTTGTTGGCGCAAGAAAAGAGACTGGACCCTAAAGAGTACGATAAGCTTCAGCGCTTAAAACTGCGTTCCGAGGGACTATTAGGGCAACAAGGCGACGACGAAGAGGCTAAAAAGAAGACCAAAAAGAGAGCAAGAGCCAGAATCAACCCCCTTGAAGCGGAAACCTACGACGAATCAATAGAGGAGTTTCTTAAAACCTTTGGTTATGAAAGAAACGAACGATCAAAAATTGCAGAAGACGTATCTTTTTGGACCACAGTAGGCGTAGACCTTGCTTTTTTGGCAAAGGTGGTTATTCAAAATGCTCCCAAAGGATATAGAGCGGTCCGCGATGCGCTTAAAAACATCGGCAAAAACGTGGACGAGGCCGATCAAGCGGTTATGAAAGCACAAACGGAAACAGGTTTTTCTGACACGCCGGTACAAATGGAAATGGATTTACCGAAAGCCAAAGCAAAACCAGTCAAAAACACACAAGAACAACTTTATGCTTTAGACACCAGATTGTACGACTTAAACAATATTCTTAAACAAGAAGGCGGGCTGATGAGCAACACCAATCTTCAAAAACTGAGGAGAGAAATAAGCAAAGTTGAGAACGAAATACGAAAACTAACCGCGGCCGGTGCAGCTACCGCTATAACGGGTCCAGAAGAAGCGAAAAGTCCTGGTGCAGAAGAAGTGCAAAGTAGTGTAAACTATGCACTGAAACAATGGATGTAAAATGGCTATAGACGAAATTAAAAAACCCACCAATATTGACAGAGTTACCGACTTAATCGACCTGGACATTGAAGCGGGACAAGAGGTTGAAATTGACGCCCCTATCCCTGAAGACGGGGACGTAGAAGTTAATTTTGCCCGAGACGGCAGCGCGGTCCTTGATTTTATGCCGGATGAATTAGGCGTAGAGGCAATGATTCCTTTTGACGCCAACCTAGCTGATTATATAGATGAGTCGGAACTCGGTGCAATAGCCGCGCAATTGCTCGGTGATTTTGAAGAAGACCGCATGAGTCGGGACGAGTGGGAAGACGCCTATGTCAAAGGACTGGATCTTCTTGGTTTTAAGTACGAAGACCGCGATCGACCCTTCCCGGGCGCAAGTGGAGTTACTCACCCATTATTGGCAGAAGCCGTTACTCAATTTCAAGCGTCTGCTTTTAAAGAATTGCTGCCCGCACAGGGTCCGGTAAAAACGGACATTGTTGGCGCAGCTACCCCTGAAGTGGAAGCGCAAGCTGATCGTGTGCGCGAGTTTATGAATTACCAGATTACAACAGTCATGGAAGAATACACGCCGGAAATGGACCAACTGTTGTTCTATTTGCCCCTTGCCGGTTCTGCTTTCAAAAAAGTCTATTACGATCCTTCTCTACAAAGAGCCGTTAGCAAATTTGTTCCAGTTGAAGATTTAGTGGTGCCGTATGCGGCCAGTGATTTGGAAACCTGTTCAAGAATTACACACATTGTAAAAATGAACTACAATGAGATTCGTAGCCAACAGTTGTCCGGATTTTATCGAGACATAGAAATTACCCCAACCTACACCAGCACCCAGACAGTAACGCAAGATAAGGTCGAAGAGATCGAGGGCATTAGCGGTTCGGGCAACGACATGATGTATGAACTACTGGAGTTTCACGTTTCAATGGAGATGCCGGGGTTTGAAGACCCTAATGGTTTGCACCTACCTTTCATTGTAACTATTGATAGAACCTCAAGTCAGGTTTTGTCCATTCGACGCAACTATTACGAAAACGCTCCGCAAAAAAGAAAGATCGCTTATTTTGTACACTACAAGTTTCTCCCAGGACTGGGTTTCTACGGCTTTGGTTTAATCCACATGATCGGAGGACTCTCTCGAACCGCAACAGCGGCCCTCAGACAACTCATAGACGCAGGAACCCTGTCCAACCTCCCCGCAGGCTTTAAAGCTCGGGGCATAAGAATAAGAGACGACGAGACACCTTTAGAACCCGGAGAATTTAGAGATGTAGACGCACCAGGCGGAGCGCTAAAAGATTCTTTGATGCCTCTCCCTTATAAAGAGCCAAGTGGAACTCTGTTTCAATTAATGGGCTTTTGTGTGGAAGCCGGTCAGCGGTTCGCGGCCATCACAGACATGCAAGTGGGCGAAGGTAATGACCAAGCGGCAGTCGGAACAACATTAGCGCTCATGGAACAGGGGACCAAGGTCATGTCCGCGGTTCACAAACGACTGCATTACGCACAAAAAACAGAATTTAGAATATTAGCCAGAGTGTTCTCAGAGTTTCTTCCACCAGAGTACCCTTATCAAGTAGTCGGCGGCGACCAAATGATAAAACAAACGGATTTTGATAATCGTGTTGATGTTATTCCGGTTTCTGATCCAAACTTTTTCTCTTTTGCCCAACGAATTTCTTTGGCGCAACAAGAACTACAATTGGTGCAGAGCAATCCAGAAATACATAATATTAAAGAAGCGTATCGTCGAATGTACACAGCGCTTGGCTCACAGAACATTGAAGCTCTGTTGGTTCCTGACCCACCTCCACCGCAACCCACAAGCCCGGCTTTAGAAAATGCCGCCGCTTTAATGGGCGCACCTTTACAGGCGTTTCCGGAACAAGACCACGATGCGCACATCGAATCACACATCACGTTTTTAGAAAACCCTATGGCTACAATGAACCCTATGGTGGCAACGTCTTTATTATCAGATATTTTTCAACACATTGCGCTTAAGGCGGAAGAGATCGCGGAACAACAACTACAACAATTGGCGCAAGAGGATCCACAATTACAGCAACAGTTGATGCAAGAGCAGCAAATGATGCAGCAACAGCAAATGATGTTACAACAAGGCGGCGGAGGAACCTCACAACCCATGCCGCCTAACCCTTTAAGAGAGCAGCTAAAAGCGCAAGTGGAAGCGGACTTATTAGAAGAAATAATGCCTAGAATTAATGAGGCTATGGACGTTTCCGGTGATGATGATAGTGTTTTAGCCTTGAAGCAACAAGAGCTTATGATAAGATCTAAAGAGAACGAAGACGATAAACGTATCGCTGAAGATAAATTAGCTCTTGAGCGAGAAAAAATGGAAGTAAGGGAAGAAACCGACGAAGAGAAGATGCGAAGTCAAGAAGACATCGCAGCGCTTAGGGCTCAGATTTCCCGTGAAAAAATGGAACAGGCTAAAAATAAAGGAAAATAATGCCAGAGTTTACAACGGAACAAATAAACGCGTGGTTAGCAAACCCACCACAGCTAGGGGACCCTGGTTATGAGGACTATTCGATGTGGAAGTTCATTCAAGAGTGGGAAAAATGTGCTCGCCCCGAAGAACACATACAGTTGGCAAATAATGATTGGATACTGGCCGGAGACCTTAAAGTAGGTGACGAAGTAGCGTCTTCAGAAGGCGTTCAAAAAGTAACGAGAGTAGAGAGGGTTGAAGATTCTCCAAGATGTGAGGTCTTTTTTGAAGAGGGCGACAGTATTGTTTCCTCCTATAGCCACCCTTATTTTGTAAAAGACAAAGGTTTTGTAAAAGTAATAGATTTAGAAAAAGGAGATGTAATTGGTGAGCTAGTTGTTGACAGCAAAAAGTCTTTCCCCGACGGTCCTGTTATTAGTCTTTCCGTGGACAAAGCGGAAACTTATA